AAATTTTCTCCAAAACATTATCAACGTGGAAAGATTCAAGTTTGGGATTTCATAGCAGATCAAAACTTAGATTTCTTTTTAGGAAACGTAGTTAAGTATGTGTGTCGTGCAGGACACAAAGATCAAGAGGGTGAACTTGATGACTTACTCAAAGCAAAAGCTTACATTGATAAAAAAATAGAATTGTATCATGGCAGAACTTAAAGATTGGTTGAATTCAATCAACTTCACAAAAGAAAATTTGATTGAAGAAGATCCAAATATTATCAAAGAATATCCTCCATATATTGTAAATCGTTGTCTATCTGGACATCTTGATACAATCATGTTTGCTAATGAGATGAATAAATTTCCTAACTTGGATAAAGACCTCCAATATTCGTTTTATCTAAATACACTTAGGAAAAAGAAGAGGTTTTCTCCCTGGCTCCGGAAGGATAAAGTCACGGATCTTGAAATCATCAAACAATACTATGGTTATAGTAACGAAAAAGCATTACAAGCTTTGAAAATATTAACACCTGATCAGATTAATTTTATTAAACAACGACTTGATATTGGAGGAACACGATGACGACGACCGTTGAACCAACCGTGCAATGGACTCAAGATAAGATGCTAGAGGTTGTGTTGAATGAACCAGATGATTTTTTAAAAGTTCGAGAGACATTGACCCGTATTGGAGTTGCATCAAGAAAGGAAAAGAAACTCTATCAATCCTGCCATATTTTGCATAAGCAAGGAAAATATTTTATCGTACACTTCAAAGAATTATTTGCCTTAGATGGTAAGCATGCCAATCTTACAATCAATGATGTGCAAAGACGTAATCGAATCACTCGTTTACTAGCTGATTGGGGACTTATCTCGATTGTAAAAGAGGATTCATGTATAGATATCGCACCTCTTAATCAAATTAAAGTGTTATCTTATAAAGATAAAGGTGACTGGATTCTTGAACAGAAGTATAATATAGGCAAGAAAGGAAAAACAACTGAATCTGAGTAATTGAAAAAATTTATCTTTGATGTTGACGGCACACTTACACCAAGTCGTCAACAAATGGACACAGGTTTTATGGCTTATATGATTGTATTTGCATGCAATTATGATACTTATCTTGTGACCGGTAGTAATCGTGAAAAAACAATCGAACAGATAGGACTTGATCTTTATAATAGATGTAAGAGGGTATATAATTGTGCGGGTAATGATGTTTATGAGAAAGATAAACTCTATTATCGTAATCCATGGGAGCTTCCAAAGGAGGCAAAATTATTTCTTTTAGAAGAATTAAGAAAGAGTGATTTTCCAATAAGAACAGGTGGGCATATTGAAGACAGACCCGGTTGTGTAAATTTCAGTATCATAGGTAGGGGATGTAAGTTTGAACAAAGAGGTGTATATAAAAAGTGGGATCAAAATTCAAATGAAAGAATTGGAATCGCGCAAAGATTTAATAAACAGTTTCCTAAACTTCATGCTTTTGTAGGTGGAGAGACTGGTGTTGATATTTCATCAAAGGGATCAGATAAAAGTCAAATAATTCGTGATTTTTCTGAGGATGATGATGTGTATTTTTTTGGAGATCGAATGGATAAAGATGGAAATGATTATCCATTAGCAAAAGAGGTTGACAAAATAGGAGGAGTAAACTATATTGTAAATGGGTGGAAAGACACTTACTCAAAATTAAAAATGTTGATATCAACATAATAATTGATTTTCTCTTTCACTCATATATAATAAAGATATCAGATTTATTCACAGTCTGATTCTCACATCTCCCTCTAACACACTGAGGCGATGTCGTTAAGAGTAATAGCTTAGCATTGTACATTTTATAGGAAGAATTTCCATGTCTAACTCATTTAAGTTACCTCAAAGTCCAATTCCATTCTTGGATGGCAATTTCCCAATCGGTGATGAATTAGGGGGTCAACCGATTGTTGTAAAAAGAGATCCCAAAGTATTAGATTTAGGTCAGGTCGTTAATAAATACGCTCTTAATACTGCACCAGAAAATTTTCAACGTCCAGAATCATGGACAAAGGATAACCATAAGGCTTTTTTCAAGTCTTTACTAATGGATAGAATTGAAGGTGTCATCGTAATTGTAGATGTTGACAGTGCATTACACAGAGTAAAGCAAGTTGCTCCTGATGACAGAGCAATAGCAAATATATTTGAACCAATATTAGACGAAGGTTTAAAATATATTGTTCTAGATGGAAACAACCGTTTACAATTTTTGATTAACTTGGTTAATGGAAATTACAGTATTCCACAAGGAAGATACGAATACATAAGACACCCACAAGATACTTCTACTTCAGTCTTCACAGTAAGACGTAACAAAAATAAGTTCTCAGACTTACCACAAGCAGTTCAAGATACAATACTTGGTAGAAGCATCATAATGAGTGTATATACACAAATAGGTTATGATGGATTATCTGAAGTTTTTGTTAATACAAATGCCGGAGTATTTCCAAACGCTCAAGAGATAAGAAATGCAAAAAATTCACCATGGGCTGATTATGTAAGAGCACTTCGTTCTGAAGTTCCTGAGTTACTAGGTTACATGTTTGCTAACTTTAAAAAACGTTACTGTGGTGATGATTGGATTGTTGATTGCCTTGATTTTGTTTTGAATGTAAAAACAGAAGAACGTAATGATGAGGACATAGTGATTAACACCACATTCTCTCCTATCAATCAAACATCAAAAAATAATCTTTACAAAAGTGAGTTTTTAAATGCTGCTGAACAAATCAGAATCAAAGATACATTTATTGATTTGGCAAATATCTTAGCACAATTGATAGATGAGGCCTCTGGAAAAGAAGAGAAAAAACTTTTACAAAGAAAATCACTTATTCAAAATTTATTCTTCTTAATGTATAATGGACTCTCAACGTATGAACAAGTAAAAGATGCAATTGCACTACATGACAAAGCATACAACGACAAATCAAACTTCTTCTATCCTAATTGGAGTGAAAAAGTAGAACATGAACAGTTCAATGATCTTACATTCAAAAATGCATGTGAAGGTGCTCGTGCAATTAATATGGAGTTTCGTTATCTTCAACTGTCAAAAATATTAAGTGAGGTGTTAGGAACCGAACTTAGTAAAGCGTTTAATCTTTGATTAAATTCTAACCGAACATAATCTGAGGGGTTTCAACACCCCTCTTTTTTTATGATTTGATATAATTAGTAGTGTCGCCGAAAGGGACAAAACTACACTCGCTTATTTAAGGAGAACTATGACAAACATCTACAGAGCTAAAGATTTAGCAGAACTATTTGATAAGATAACAACAAATAGTATTGGTTTAGATAGAACCATACAAAATTTTTGGGAAAGCACAAACGCAACATACCCACCATTTAATATTATTCAAGAGAATAATCACGAATCTACTTTAGAGATCGCACTTGCAGGATTCAAAAAGAAAGAAGTCAAGGTTTACACAGAGCATGGTAAACTAATCGTTGAAGGAAAAAAAGAAGAGAAAAAAGAAAACGAGTATGTCCATCGTGGCATGGCTCAAAGATCATTCCAAAGAGGGTGGCAACTTACTGATGATGTAGAGATTAAAGAAGTTACATTTGAAGATGGTTTACTTTCAATTAATCTTGGCAAGGTAGTTCCAGAGCATCATGCTCGTAAAGATTACCTCTAAATATATTTGAGTTCGAGATGGACTTGGGGATCTTGACGATCCCCTTTTTCATGGTATAATATAATGAGAGAAGAACAAACATGACAGTCAAAATTTTATTGCTAAAATCTGGTGAAGATGTTATTTCTGATGTAAAAGAAATGGTATCTCCTGATGAGAAAGTTATAGGATATTTTCTTTCAAAACCTTGTGTGGTAAAACTATTACCAAAAAAAGGTGAAGACAAAAGAGAGGCATCTGTGACAATGTATCCGTGGATGCCACTTGCAAAAGAAGCAGAAATACCATTGCCAACCGATTGGGTAGTTACAATAGTAACACCAATAAAAAAAATTGAACAAATGTACACAGAGGATGTATTAAATGGAAAAACCACCGATCAAACTGATAATTTTAGTGAACTCAAAGCAGTTGATCTCTCAGATTGAGGAGATAGGTGCCGATATTGGACAACCTGATTGTAAGTTAACTGAACCATTTATTATTGGCCCTGATAATACCCTTAGTCCGTGGTTGGTTGATGTTACCAGTGAAAATACTTTTATGTTATCATCTGACAAAATTCTCACACTTACTGAACCAAAACCAACTATACTGGAAAAATATCAAGACCTTCTTAAATGAAATTCTATACTAATGTCCAGTTAATTGGTAATCAGTTTCTGGTTCGTGGTGTTGAGAATGGAAAGAGATATGCACATAGAGATGAATTCTTTCCCACCCTCTTCGTTAGATCAAAAAAGAAAACAAAATATAAAACATTAAATGGTGTTCCTGTTGATGCTGTCAAACCCGGAACTGTAAGAGATTGTCGTGATTTTTTTAAGAAGTATGATGAAGTAGAAGGATTTGAAATCTATGGAAATGATCGTTATATCTATCAATACATATCAGAAAAATATCCAGAGGATGAAGTTAAGTTTGATATTAGTCAGATAAAATTAGTCACACTTGATATTGAGGTATCATCAGAACAAGGCTTCCCTGATGTTGAATCATGCACAGAAGAGATACTTGCAATCACAATACAAGACTATACGACAAAACAAATTATAAGTTGGGGTGTTAAACCATTTAACAACAAACAAAAAAATGTAACTTATCATTGTTGCCATACGGAGGAAAATTTACTTCGCACCTTTATTAATCACTGGATGCA